CTTTCTTCTTCATGCCATAAAGAGGACCAGCTGCTGTAGACCACTGAACATCAGCTAAAACTTCATCAGCTGTCATGATTCTTGTTGGTTTCATCCCGCTATCCTTCAAAACTTTTATAACTTGCCTTGTTGCTGCCTTGAGAGCGTCGACATCTGGCTTAATATTATGAAAGTGCCTATTATACTTGAGCAAATCTTTCCAGTATGCTTCCCTACTCAACTCACTTGGCAGATACTGGTCCTCATATTTGGAAACAATTTCATCAACCTCTGGAGTGCATGCTTTGAATTGTTTCCAGTATTCGCTTTCGCCAACAAATGTGTGCCGTGTGTTCAGCAAACCATTTGCATATGCTATGTTCTCCATATGCACAGCTGAGATTGTTGGTGGGAGTTTTTGTGGCTGTGAAACCTCCCTTGGAACAAAGAAACCCCCTGCTTGTGCTGACTTTATGAAGTTTTCGACTGTATATTTACTTGTGTCACGTGAGAACTCCTTGAACTCTACAAAATCTCCTTGCAGATTAACAAGCTTAGAGGAATCATGGCCATGAACTTCCGCAATGAATTTCCAGTCCTTGAGCTGATTCTTGATGTATAGATTGCTGGTCTTCTTGTCATTTGAGTTTAGAAGCTTGATAGCATCACCTGGGAAGGCTTCGAAGGTGTTACACATCTTCTTGATGTTTCCTGAGATGTGAATACCAACTATCTTCCCTGTTGCAACATCAAAAACTGGGCAACCACACATCCCCACCTCTGTTGGAATTTGGTGCTCCCACCTGAATTCCTTGGTGCGGTAGGCCTCTGCTGTCACTGTGGGGATGATTTTGCTGTTCTGCCCCTTCCTTGACAACATTTGAACCGTCATCCCATCGCGTGCATGATCGATAGTTGCATAGCAACGCACTGGAGCCAATGAGCGTGGCCTCCTGATCAACAACAAATCAAAACCAGGAAAAGCATAAGCCTCTGGCACCTCAGTTAACGTGCACGTGTAGTGCTTGAACGACAAGTTGATTGGGAGCTTGCACATCATGACGTGAGCTGGCACGATCACCCAATCTTTATAGAGGATGCAGTTCGTTCTACCCTCTGCCAACACAACTGATCCAACCATCTCGCCAGCATCAAGGTTTACATTGTTAACTGGCATGCGC